AGGCACATCAAATGGCAATTACATCTACACTCCATACATCGATTCTGGTAGCAATCTAAGGACCGCAGATAACAATCACGGTTGCCATGTTGCTGGCACTGTTGCTGGCAACAGACAAGGTTGGGCAAGAGATGCAAATATCTACAACATCAATCTATACTCATCTGCTTCTACAGTTTTAGGTAGTACTCTGGTATTTGATTACATGCGTGCGTGGCATAATAGCAAAGCAATAAACTCAGATACTGGTAAAAGAAATCCTACCATCGCTAATAATAGTTGGGGGTCTTCATATGGTTTCACATTATCCCTCATCACATCTATCAACTATAGAGGCACAGTTATCAACCAACCTGGCGGTGGATGGACTCAAGCAGACCTAGAAGAATATGGTCTAGTTGGATACTATGTTGATGGTGTCACACCAAAACTTCAAGTGCCTGCATTTACTCCAGACCTACAAGCAGATGTAGATGACTGCGTTGCAGATGGTATTATCTTTGTTGCTGCTGCTGGCAATGACTCATATCGTGCAACTGTTAGTGGAGAACCAGACTACAATAACTATCTCGTATATTCTGGGTCAAACTATTACTATCATAGAGGGTCACAACCAGCTATGTTAAATAGCGTCATCTCTGTTGGTAACGGAAGTGAATATGCAAATGACCGCAAGTCTACCAGCAGCACTTGTGGGGGAAGAATTGACTGTTATGCTCCTGGGTCAAATATTATTTCATCTGTCCACAATGCTGTTATCAATAGTGCTGGTGCAACTGCTACATCAGCTGCAGACTCAAGAGATGGTAATTATCGTTTATCAAAATACAGTGGCACTAGTATGGCATCACCACAAGTTTGTGGTTATCTAGCTAATCTATTAGAAATCTGGCCAAGAATGACTCCCGCTGAAGCGAGAGAATATATTAAATACGGTCGTAGTCCTGGTCAAATAGCTGATGCATATATTACTCCCGTCTTCACTGTATCTGCTAGTGGAAGCAGTGCTTATGTTTTTTCTGGAAGTGTAACTGGCAATAATCCTTCTTTGAGTTACACAGAAGGTGACCTATTAACGTTCAATATGAGTGCTAGTGGACATCCATTCCGTATTCAGACAACAAATCCATCAGTAGTTGGTGGATATGATTCTGCAAATGAAGTTTCTGAGGGTCTTACTGTACAAGATGCGGGTGGAAGAGAAACTGGCACAGTTATCTGGAATACTAGAAATCACACACCTGGAATTTACTATTATGTATGTGAATATCACCAGTTGATGTATGGGCAAATTACTATTTCTGACGACTATACCAGATATGAGTCATTACAAGGTAGTAAAAACAACTACTTGAATGGTGAAAACATTCGTCAAGTGCTTCCTGCTGCTGGGTCTCAAAATAATATTGGAAGTAGTGAAAATTCTTCAGAGTCTACACCAAGACATAACCATAAAAGTAGAGGTTACTACGATGAGTTTGACCCAGATGCTGGAAGTAGTGGGTGGGTAACTAAAAATGTAATGTCATATCCCAGAGTAGACGTGTGGCATAGAGGAAGTTAATGATGTCTTAGGGTCCTGAGGTATTCCAATACATTCTCACGGACCCACATCAATTCGTGGTAACATTTCTGGTTGTGAGCACACTGCCTCAGAGCAGGGTCTGGTTTAATTACGGATTCGATAAAGATATCGAGTCCACGATTCCACTTGTCTTTCTGTGACTCGCCATCGTGGATTGCATTTTGGTCTTTCATTCAAACATCCCCATTTGTTTCAGGTATTGTAGCGCCTCTTTCATGCTGCCGATATGGTTGTAACCAATCGACACCTGAGGATAGGTAGCCTCTTGTCCAAACTCCTGCTCAAACGCTCTTTGAGTGAAGTGCTTATCTAATTTATACTCTAGGAATTCACCTCCTAGATTCTTTAAGAGTGATGCCATGCGCTCACACTCTTGACTGCCGTTGCTGTAGATAGTTGCGGTCTTCATAGGTTTATCTATTACCAACTGTTTTCTTTTATCACACCAGACATAGTTGGTTATGTTACCTTCTTTGTCTATCACACTACAAATACTACGATTAGTCACGTTGTCTCCAGTCATCTGGTTTGTCTTGCTTAAACCAATCTACAATTTCATCTGCACCATCAAACCCCGTTTTGTAATTAGATGGGTCGGGGTCTCCTAGTCCCATCTTATTCATAAAATCATCCATGCTGCCCTCCTGGATGTCCTGTGCTGCCTGACGACGTGCTTTGTTTAACCAGTCTCTAGCAGTTGTATGTCTCTTAGCAAGTTTCTCTGCCCAGATCATATCATCTAATTGCACTTCTTCTTTGTTAGCAATCTTACTACAGATGAATTCCAGTCGGAGTCTGTATTGAGTTGATAGCATGTTAGTCCCGCAGTTTTAACTCAAGGTCTTCTAATTTGTGATACTCTGCATGTGCTCGTTCCTGACGGACACATACAATATCCAGAATGTCATTAACAATTATCTCATTGTCAACGTAATCATCAAGGTACTTGTCGATTGCTTCCTTTAAGTACCTATACCTGTGCCACTCTGGACTATAAGGTTTGTAATCCATAATAAGGTCATTCATATTTCAGGATTATATACGCATCTTGACGACTTGTCAAGAC